CATTATCTGAGCTAAAGTCCCCAAAATCTTACTGCCTCTCGCTTTATATATTTCTGTGTTCTCGACGTTTGTTCGTGTTGTGTTCGCAGGTCTTCTTTTCTCTCCCGTTTTCCTGTTCAAGCTCTCCTTCATCATCTTTCTGTCGAGATGGCCGCCGAAGCTCCACGCCGTGTTCTTGCTGTCAAAACCCCCCCAAATTATGATGAAATGCTGACCAATACGTTGGCTCCGCTGGCCGCCGAGGCCTTCCCTGTCCACACGTGGACCAGAGCCGCTCTCCTGGCCAATTACCTTGACATCAAACGCTTCATTGACCATGTCAAGGTCATCAGCGGTGAAAATGACCCTGTCATCCGAACTGCTATGATCCGGAAGGGGAATACCAGTGCTGCCTGGAATACCCAGGGCACATGCACAGCATCTCAGATGTTCAAGTTCTGTGCATGGCTTAAGAGTCCTGAGGGCAACAAATTCATCACGACCGAGAGAAGAAAGCGCAACATCGAGAAGCGCGCTTTTGAGGGTCAGCAGTTTACCGACTCCTCAGCTAACGCCGCGATGGAGGCCCAGATCACCGAGCATGCCATGCTGGTAAAAAAGTCGAGGGCAACGACTGAGGAGACGTTGTTGCAGTTGAGGAGGGAGATCGCCCGCACCCAGCAGCGCGGAGAGGCGGACATTAAGGCCCTGGAGGCGGACTTTGCTCCAGGGTCTGCTTATGTTCCCATGGACGATCAGGACCTGGGAAGGGCGTGCCATCAACTGTACTTAGCCCAGTGCCAGCGGGAAGACGCCGACCCTGAGGATCTGACGGAGGAGATCATGGCCGATATCAAGGCCACGTTTGGAAGTGAGGCGACTGCACGTCACAGAGCCGCCTTTATTGCGGAGGGCCACCGCCGTCAGGACCTCCTGGCCTGGACTGAGGCGAAGGTCCAGCAGCTGGCTGGGCTGGGTGATCTGAAGAGGGCGGATACTTTTCGTGTCCTCGTGGAAGGAATGGGCGGAGAGCTTTCTGCTCAAGAGAGAGCCGCGGCTGAGGCGCGAGCTGTTGCAGCAGGTGGTCTGGGGCCCAATCGCCGCAGGAGGAGGGCTGACGTCGACCCACAGAATATCATCGATCATCCCCGCAGACGTGGTAACCAAGCCTCAGTGCTCCAAGTCGAAGCGCCGCCCCCCCCTGTCGTCCAAGGTGGAGACGCTGGATCTCGCGCCGGGTCTCCTAGTAACCCACCAACGGACATCCGTATTGCGAGTCCCCGCAATGAAGGGGGGGGGGAGAATCCCGACGTCCAGGAGTAAGTTTGAGGCGAAAGTCCGCAGGGTGATCGGGGGGGGAGAGATGCGGAACTGGGCGAAGGACAGTAATATGTACAGAGGAGGTGGTAATTACTCTGATGCGCTGAAGCTCTTAGCTACTGCGCGGACGGATATTCCTGGTTCGTTCCTACATAAGCACTTTACTGTCAATAATGCCCGGTCGTTTCTCAAACTGCCCTGCGGACTGCCTGTCCCTGTCGGTCCTGAATCTGTCAGGATGAAAAATTTCAATGAAGAAGCAACTGCTGGCCCTAGTTTCAGGGCGTTTGGTATCTACAGGAAGAAAGGTCTCAAGGCTGAGCTGGAGGCGACTGTGTGGAAGAGTCTGCATGCATACGCAGAAGGTGGAGACGCTGAGAGCTGTCTTCCGTTCATCGCCGCCAGGGTAGGGTATCGTTCTAAGCTCCTCACACTCGAGAAAGCTTTTTCAAAGCTGACGTCGGGCGAGTGTCTGGGGCGGTGCGTTATGATGTTGGACGCATTTGAACAGACCTACTCATCAGCCTTGTATAATGTTATCTCTGGTATTACTCACAGGGGGAGACATAACCCCGGATCAAGTTTCAGGAACACCACCGTCAGAGCCTCCTCGGATTGGGGAATGCTATTTGAGGAAGTGAAGAAAGCCTCTGCCGTCATTGAGCTGGATTGGAAAAAGTTCGACAGGGATCGCCCGTCGGATGACATTTATTTTGTCATCGACATCATTTTATCATGTTTCCAGCCGAAGAATGGGTATGAGGCGAGGCTACTGGAGGCACACGGGATTATGCTGAGAAGGGCCCTTGTGGAGAGGCCTTTTATCACTGATGATGGGGGTATCTTCACCATTGAGGGCATGGTGCCTAGTGGCTCTTTGTGGACGGGTTGGCTGGACACTGCTCTGAACACGCTCTATATCAAAGCTGTCCTCTTCCACCTTGGCTTTAGGGAGTCCGACGCCTCCCCTAAATGCGCAGGTGACGACAATCTGACCTTAATCTTCAAAGAGGCCACTGATATGCAATTGATGGAGGTCAAGAGGCTTTTGAACGAATGGTTTCGCGCAGGCATTGATGATGAGGATTTCATGGTACATCATCCCCCTTATCATGTGGAAAGAAGGCAGGCTGTCTTCCCTCCTGGGACTGATCTTTCTAAGGGGACATCTAAATTGCTTGACCTGGCACAATGGGTACCTTTCGAAGACCCTATGACCATTGATGAGTCCAAGGGGCTGTCACACAGGTGGAAATATATATTTGAGAACAAGCCCAAGTTCCTCTCGTGCTACTGGGATGAGAATAATAATCCCATCAGGCCGGCTTACATTAATCTGGAGAAATTATTATGGCCTGAAGGGATTCACGAGACCATAGAGGACTATGAGGCTGCTCTGATTGGCATGGTTGTGGACAACCCGTTTAATCATCATAATGTTAATCATTTGATGCACAGGTACTGTATCGTGCAGCAGGTAAAGAGAATGATGATTACAGGGATAAAGGCCGAGGACGTTCTGGATTTCTGCAGGTTCAAAGATGATAAAGGCGAGGGAGTGCCCTTCCCCATGGTTGCTCAGTGGAGGCGCGTTAATGGGTGGGTTGACATGGAGAAGCTGCCTTTCGTGGACAGGTATATCGCCCAGTTCAGGGACTTTGTAACTGGTGTGACCTCTCTGTACTCGAGAAGCCCTACAGGTGGCCTTGATTCCTGGAGGTTTATGGACATCATCAGGGGAGTGGGAAATCTAAACGACGCCCAGTTTGGAAACGACATGGTGGACTGGGTTACATTCTTAAAAGGTCACCCGCTCACCAAATATTTGAAGCCAACTAAAGGGAGCAGAAAACGTAAGCTGCACAGTGATCCAGAGGAAGAAGCTCTCACCAGGTTTAAGGTTCTCAACCACTACCTCGACCCCACATGGAAAAAAAAGATGTTTGACGACGTTGACTCATACGCTCTATGGATATCTGATCTACTTCGAAACAAGGGGCCAACGTCTTAACTTATTGTATTTAATGTTTTAATTATTTCTTGTATGCGTTATGAATGTAATCTTTTTGGTGGACCCCGGCACAATAGTATAATGTGCCCCACCCAT